CAGTAAAGCTAGGCGATGCTAACGGAGCCTTTGCATCAATCTGGGTTTGGATAGCACTGGTAACACCATCGACATAATTTAACTCTGTAGTGGTTACAGTCGCGCCATCGAGTATTTCCAACTCTGTTTCTGTGATAGTCGCGCCACCGATGGTAAAAGATGTGCCTATGGTGGGGGTGTTTAGTATCGGGCTGGTCAGGGTCTTATTGGTAAAGGTCTGAGTACCTGCCAGGGTAGCAACTGTGCCATCAATATCTAAAGTGACTGTGCCAGTTGTGCCGCCACCAGATAAACCAGTGCCAGCAGTAACGCCAGATATGTCACCTAGTGTCACAGTAGAATTTGCACCATCTGCCCGCATCAACTCAAAGCCGCCAGCAGTTGAGCCATCGTGAACATGCACCGACTCGTTGGTAGTGTTTACACTAATCTCACCCTCTAACCCTGTAAAGGATGCATGTTCGGTGTTAGTGCCTCTGCGTCTTTGTACTGCTGTTGTCATGTCGTTACCTCGGCTTAGTCGGCCAAATTATATCATCATTTGTAATTGCGTCAGGGTATTGTTGCGGCAAGTCCCTGAGTGCTTGTCTATAGGTTGCCCATTCTGCCTTTTTGGTATCGCTTAAAGGGCTGTCTGCAAACTGTGTCCAGTCTGATTGTTTTAACTTTTGCAATCGTCTATCTAGCAAATACGCTTTAACTTCACCGCTAAAGTCTGGCTCATTTGCTTGCTGTGGCTCTATTGACAAAAGGCCGCTTGCAGTAAGGTTTTGCACATCATAATAGTTTAGGTTTTTATCAGCATCACCCTCGATCACTATTATTTCTTCGCTTTCATGTTGCAGGTAATTTTTCCCAGCGCACACACCGACTATTTGACCAGTTGACTTATTAACTAGGTGATACATTACGTTTTGCCTCCTGTCACTACAGCCGATTTTGAAGTTTGCGTAACAGTCGCTGAAGAATACCGAGAATCCATAACAATCCTTGACTGCAATGTATATGTTAGGTTTCCTGCTGGCGGTGTGTCAAAAAAATACTCTGGCACTACAGCCCCTGCTGACATCGTATCTCTGATATATTCATCTTCATCACCAGCATTAAACGTGCCTAATGGGTTTTTTGTCTCAATTACGCTTGCCGTGTATATAGCAGTTCCATTTCGCAAAAGCCTTGTTTGCCTCCAGACGTAATCATGCACTGGGTTATTTGGTGGTGATGAATCAAATATAGTAATCGCTGCACCGCAATCAAAAAACAAGACAGTTTGCCCTGACTTGGCATCAGTAAAATCAAAGGTAAACTGATTTACAGTATTCCAAGCAGTCGAGTTAATTGTGCTGCTGCTAGTCGAATAAACTCTAGGCAAAGAAATATTCACACTTGTATCAAACATTTCAACTGTATAGACGGCATTGTCTGCAATCTTTAACGTATCAACAGCTAAATTAGCAATCTTGCCTTGAGTAACTGCAAGGTTTGCAATTTTAGCCCCAGTAACGACCAAGTTGTCTATCTGGGCAGAATTAGTGATGACACCCGCTGCCGCAATAAGGCCGCCAGTAATCGAGTTGGCTGCAAGGTCTGATGTCTGGATAGCCCCTGCTGCAATCTTATCTGACGTTATGACGTTAGCCGCTAGAGCGTCAGTGCTAACCGCACCCGCTTGAATAGCACCAGCCGTCACAGCATTGGCCGCAATCTTATCGGATGTTATGGCATCGGCAGCAATAGCCGCAGCACCTATAGAACCAGCAGTAATCGCATCAGCAGTAACCGCGCCAGTGGCTATTGTATTAGCCGTAATAGCATCTGCTTGAATCTTTGCAGTCGATATAGAGTTGTCACCAATCTGGGTGCTAGTGATCTGGCCTTGCAGGTCAGTAGTTGCCACGCTTGCTATGAATGACGTTCCGTTGTACCGATACAGTTTATTATCGCTGGTCAGGAATACCTGGCGACCTTGGAAGTTACCTGTGGCTGGTAATGTAGAAACAATCTCAACAGGTCTAAGGTTGTTAGGGAATACATCCGACCCGATAGTGCCTGAGATGTCACCAGCAGCAATACTAGACACAAAGGCAGTGCCGTTGTATCGGTATAATTTGTAATCAGTTGTCAGAAATACTAACTGCGGCCCAGTGTAGCCTGATGGGTTTGGTAGGCTAGATACAATGCTGATCGGCTCGATGCCTGATGCAAATGATGCAGCATCTACCGAACCAGATGTAATTGAAAAGATGTCATCTGTCCAAGCCGATGTAGATGAATCCCAGCGGTACAGTTTGTTGGTGGTGGTCAGGTATTTAATCTGGCCGTTAAAGTCACCGCTTGCAGGTAATGAAGAAACAGGCTCGATACCATACGCCCCAGCCTCTGAGAACAAATCATTTACTGCTTGGCTAAAGCTATCTGTATCAACAAACAAAGTAGTCGCACTAGCCACAGATGAAAAGCCAGATACGTTCCCAGAGTAATCGACAGACTTAACCCAGTAATACTTTAAAACATTGTAGCCAAGACCTGTGCGCGTAAAGTTGTCACCGCCAGAGATTGCTATCTTTGTGGCAGTGGCTGAGTTGTTTACGATGTTTTCCCAGACCTCGACATGCGAATAATCAGGCTCTGTAGGGATAATCCACGACAGGGTTATTTCGCGCAAAGAGCCAACAGCGGTCAGGCTGTCAGGTATGCCGCAGGGGTCAGTATCGCCCTCTACAGTTCCAGATAGGGTGACAAAGTTACTCTTAACGCCTAAGTTGTTTATTGCTCTAACGCGAATATTGTAATTCGCAGAAGGCACAACCCCTGTCATCACATACTGGTTAGTCGTAACGAATACAGAATTATAGTTAGGCTCGTCAGTCTGCACAGGGTCATCAATCGATCCGTAATCTAGGGTAATAGATGCAGCGTTAGTGATTAGCCCCTGATCGGTGTTGCTAGTGTATGCGTCTGATATCTCACCATAATCAACAGTAGCCGAGCCGCGCTGAAACTGCACCTCGTACTGGGTGACAAATACATCAGTGGAATCAGTCCACGTTAATCTAAGGGAAGGCAGCAGTGTCCCATCTGATGCGACAACTGTAGTCGATGTGGCAACCAGATTAGTAGGCGGCTGGGTAGTAAAGCCATCATATAGGGCAATTTCACCGCCAGTCGTAAAGTCCTGCTGGTCAGATGTCGCCCAATCAAAAATGGCAGAGGCTGTTTCTATAGCGTCCACGTTTACAATGATAGCGCCATCTGAGGATATATCTATCTGATATCCAGTCACCTCAAACACTTTCTCAGTCCAGCCCATCTTGGCGTTAGTGACCTTGATGTTGTCACCCGCCTTAAACTTCAATGCCGCCAGGTTGCAGGGAATGGTTATCTGCGTTTGCTGCCTTGACTGGAGCAAAGCTATCTTGGCAATGCGCTGCGCCCTTACATTGTTGGTCGTAAAGGGCAGGGGCATATCTAAATAAATAGGGTCGCCATCTTCTGTGCTGTAGGTGCTGCTGGTCAGCGATGGGTAATCAGCAAGGGTATAGTTTTCTTCCTCTGCTAGATAAACGCCTTTAACCCCATTGTAAACGCTTCTGCGGCTCTGCTTAGTCTTAACCGATAGACCGCCTACCAGTACAGATTCATCAACTGTAACTGTCGGGGTTACATAGTCAGCACCTACAATAAAATACTCACCGCCTGAGTAAATCAGCTTGCCGCCCATACTAGACAACATGGCTTCGATATTATCTTTGCGGCTGTTAGCAGTATCCACCACGCCATCGAGAACATAACGCTGCTGGGTTCCGCTAGGCGATAGGTTAACAGTCTCGTCGCATAAACTCTGAGCCGCTATTAAAGCCGTTGTATTGACGTTAGAGGCCGATTCTGACAGGCCATACTTTGTATCTTTCAGGTAGTCGAAAACGCAGAGCGCGGGGTTCTGTGACCATGCTGTAGTGGCTGTGACAGGGTTATAAACCTTCTTCCCCCTGACCACTGTAGATATGTTCGGTAATCCTTGTGCAAATTGATCTGTATCGTATTTTAGGCGCACATAGATATAGGCTGTGTCCAATAATTTATGGTCGTTAGTCCAGCCGCTAGATGCAGATACTAGGGTGCTGTCAGCAGTTGTTTGTGTCCCATCATGGAATCCTAAATAAACATAAGACCCCCAGTTGCCTTGGAAGCTGCCATCCCAGATTTTTTTGTCGTTAAACCAGACCTCTTCAAAGCCATCAATCGCATGACCCGCAACAGCAACCACCAGATGCAGAAACTCGTTATCAGTCCCAGTCGAATCAAGGTAAACCATTGCCCCGCCAACTCTAGCGCGACCATAGATTAGTTTTCTGGATACAGCAGGTTCTCTGACAGTTACAGAGTTGCCCTGCATCTGTGCGCCAAGTGAAGGCGTTGGCATTAAGGCGCGAGATACAACAGAAAGA